GTCACCATGCTCTTGATTTTGCCCAGTCCCGGGTTGGCCTTGCCCCAGCACTTGGGGTCTGCCCACTCGTCCCGGCTGTCCAGCTCATACAGGAGCGGCAGCAGGCGGTAGTCCTCAAACCCAGGCTCCCACAAGGCCACCTTGCTGCAGTAGTCATACTTGGCATCAAAGAACGCCTCGCGCACAAAGCCGTTGGTCGAAATCAGCCACGCCATTGGTTGCTCCCGGGCGGCCTGGCTCTGCACCATCACGTCATACACCTTGCTGTCCCGCGCCTCATGAAACTCGTCCAGGCTGAAAAAGTGCGCGTTCAGGCCGTCCATCGTGCGCGTCTCGGCCGCCAGCGCCTTGAGCGTGCCCATCATCGCCGGGAAGTAGATGTCCGACTGCCGCTTCTTGGTGATGGACCGGATGCTGTCAGACTGTGCCCGCATGCTCACGGCCTCGTTGAAAATCAACTTGGCCTGGTCGAGTTTGTTCGCGGTGCAGTACACCTCGCTGCCGTTCTCGCCGTCCGCGATCAGCATGTACAGTTCGACCGCGGCCGTCTCGGTCGATTTGCCGCATTTTCGACCGCGGATGTCCACAACCTCGCGGAAACGACGTTTGCCGCCCGCATCCAGCCAGCCAAACGCCAGCGCAATCTTGGCCTTCTGGAACAGCTCCAGCTCCAGCTTCTGCCGGCCCCACTTGCCCTTGGAGTGCCGGCAGTAGGTTTCGATGAAATCAATCGGGCGCTGGGCGGCTTCTTCGTCAAAGTGAAATCCCGCCGGCGGCGCGTCCATCCAGGCCACCTCGCGCTCATACACCGACCGCACCTTGGCGCTAACCACCTCATCCCCGCGCCGGACGGCCTCCAGATACAAGCGCGGCCAATTCACGGCGTCACGCCCCCTTGCCGCCAAGAGCAAACTTCATGATGGCCTCAGCAGCGTCCCCGCTCGACTGCGGCATCCCGTCACAAATCTGCTTGACCACCTTCATGTAGGTGTTGACCATTTTGTCGTACACCTCCACGGCGGAGGACTTCTTCCGCCCGGACTGGTTCGCCCCGTTCTGGTAGGTCTCGATGATGCCGTCCCGCCTGATGATCAAGCGGGTCTCCTCCAGCGTAACGGCCATAAACGCGGCGTCCTGCACCAACCCGTCCATAATCTTGGCCGATTCCGGGCTCAAGTCGACCAGTACCCGGCGGAGCCGAGCCAGCTCCTTTTTGATTTTGGCTTCTCGCTCAACTTCTGTGAAAATGCCGATATCTTCGGCCATGTCTACACCCCTTGCATTATCTTCGGTCAGTATCAGGAGGGGAGGGCGGCGGTTTGGGAAGGGAACGCGCGTTCGTTATATCAAGGGGGGACTGTCCCCGCTCCGGCGTGGAACAACCTGCCCGTCCTCATCGAACACAAAACCATCCACCACGTCCCCCGCGCCACGGTGCCGCTTCTGATGACAGTCGAAGCACAGGCACACGAGGTTGTCCAGAGCCAGCGACACGCGCCCGTCCGTGATGTTCTCCGGGGTCAGTTCGATCAGGTGGTGCACTTCCTCGGCACGACCACCGCAGTCCACACAGCTGTATCTGTCCCGGTTCAGCGCGTGCTGGCGCTGTTGCCTCCACAACTTGGAGAGGTAGAACGCCCGCGCCCAAGGCTGTGCCATGTCATACCACCGCCTCGAAGCGGTAGTAATCGCCATGCAACAGTAATTTATAGACTGTCTTTTTTGGCAGCTTGACGATGTCGTAGTCGCGGCCCCGCCCGCAGCAGATGAAGCACTCACAATCGCCCTTCTCGCAGGCGGCGGTGTAGACCGGCGTCACGACATAGCGGTCGTCCGAAAGAAAAACGTCCAGGCACCGCTCGCATAGCGTCATGACCAACCAAACCACCCCCTTGCTATATTGCTAACTGCTTGCCCGCTTGTTGCGCTTCGGCAATCCGCTTTTCTGCAATCTTGAAACAGCCCACCCCCCTCACTGAAAAGACGCGCCGTTTCCGGACGCGCCTTGAAC